TCTAACGCAACATTGCTGTTACAAAGCCCGGAATTACGATTTCTTGCCTATGACATGGGATGAAACGAAAGAAGTTGCTACTCTTAAATCAACTTCAGGTTTCATGACGGAGAGTAATTCTAAAGATGTTAAGCAACTACTTGAGAATGACAGGAAACTGTTGGATTACGTCGCCGCTAATTACCTTGACTCCTCGAAAGTTAACCATCTTTTCCATTTTAGTCCAAAAGTGGAAAGACTTGAAACTCCTCCTGGGATTGTTAAAATACCTAGGCTGTTCTCTTATAAGACCGCAGAGGTTAGATTAGTAGAACTTTCGTATTTTAAACGTCTTAACGACTTTATGGCAGACTCAAGTTATTTCCCTTTTAGTTACACAGGAGATGTCTTCAAGAGGGCTACCAAAGTATGCAAAGCTTTTGAGAAGTATAAACGGCCGCTCTCTATACAGATAGAAGCGTCTAAATGGGATGGGCATAAGGAGCTCGAATGGTTCGCAATAAGCAGGAAATTCTTTAGTGACCTACTCCTGTCTGGAAAGAACGGAAAGGAAGCGTCTAGAATGGCTAGATCTACGATATGGAACGACGGAGTCGGCACAGTTGTATCGTGTTCTGGTCACATCGTTAGCATGACACGCGGTAACCAGAAAAGTGGTAGTTGGGACACAAGCTGTAACAATAAAATTACCAATTCGTTTATTGCGTTTCAGTGCGTCATAGATGCTCTTGAGGTTACTGCTGAAGAAGCATTTCGAAGAGTGACGATCCTGATTGAGGGCGATGACGGTCTCATTGTGGGAGAGTATGACGACATTGTAATGATTTCGGCGTACAAAGATTCTTTTTACGCTCAGTGTGGCTTTCCTCAGGAAGTCGAAATAGGATTAGTTTCGGCACCAGAGGAGACTATGTTTTGTTCGATGGGAAGTACTCGGCTAGATAACGGTATATGTGTGCCTGTAAGAAACCTAGATGAGATTCTAGGTAAGTCACTAGTGTCACTCGCTAATAAACAGATAGGCCCTACGTATGAAAATTACGCTAGGTGTTTGAGCGTTATTTGCTCAATGGCAGCTATGTACTGGCATGACCCAGTCGTTCGGAAAGTGTATCGGCTTTGCAAGAAGATGATACCAGGGGACGTTAATGCTAGAGCAGCACACTCGAGTGAAAGGTTTCAGTTTGTTAACTTGTTAGGGAACATGGACCCGAAAACTTTCAATATGGAACAATGGGTTAAGGAAACTCTAGGAGTCAAGATTACTGAACGTGAGATGAGAAATAAGAAGGCAATTGAACGCATGTCGACCGACAAGTATCGTTGTTTATTAGACTTGGACCCAAATGTTATACCTCGGAATACCCTTTCTGTTCTTAGCGATAGGGAAAATCATGAAGTGTTGTGGGTTGACAACGAAATTAGTGATCTAGAACTCAGTAAGATGATAGAAGAGAGAATAGAATACGGAATAATCTGTTTGGATACTCACCAAAGAGCGTTGACTACGATCCTATCACCTTATGATTTCAAAGACTGGGCCATAACGTCAGGTACGTACAGAGCCGCTATCAGACGTTTTAGGACTCCAGTACTATCCTTAGTGGCCGGTGACACGATGATTAACCGCATCAAGATGCTAGTGTCAAGTAGATCTTCTTTACGAC